CAATTTCTAGTACGTTCACGTGGGCATCTGGCACAACGTCCAAAACGCTCATTGACTCGACCGTTGTCATTGCCCACAATCCGGACGGCACTTTTTCGGGCGGTTGGGCGGCAAGCATAAACGCAACTGGTACAACCGGTATTGGCGGGCCAACGAACACGGGCACACAGTCGGCAACGTTTCCCCGGTTGACGGTTCTCCCCGGTGTCCCCTCCGGCGTGTCAGCGTCTCGCGTGTCGGACACTTCTGTTTCCCTGTCGTGGTCGCAATCGTCGGCATCAAACGGGGCGCCCACCTCGAACACTATTCGTCGGCGGATCAACGGTGGCGCGTTTTCTGACGTTGTAACGATTGGTGTTGCGTCGTCGGCGTCGTTGTCGGCGGCGGCAAATCAGAAAATTGAGTTCGGGGTGCGTGCCAGTAATGCGGCGGGTAGCTCGAGTTACTCGGCAACGTCGGCGGCGATTTATACGACACCCGCCGCTCCCACTAATGCGTCTGCGGTAAAAACTGCTGGATCGAACATTGTTGTGTCGTGGGTGCCGAACGTTGCGTTTGCTGAACATCAGCATGTTGTGCGACGTGGCACCGTCTCGAATGGCGTTATCACTTACGAAAGCACCCCGCTAGGTGTTGTAGCTGCTGGCGTTTCCACGATTACCCACACGAGCCCGAACTTGTCGCAGGTTCACGTGTATGCGGTGTCGGCACGGAATACGTCAACGGGTTCGTTGCAGTCGTCGGAGTCTGTGTCGAACAGTGTTCAACTGTTGACCGCTCCGAACGCCCCCACGTTGGCCGCGTTGCCCGCAAACGCAAACCGTCAAGCGGCACTCGTTGTCACGTGGGCACACAACCCCGTGGACACGACGGCACAAACCGCGTTCGAGGTGAACTTTTCACTCAACGGCGGAAGCACGTGGTCGAGCACCGGCAAAGTGACCTCTACTGTGTCGTCTCGCACGATCACGGCGAACACGTACACGGCGAACCAAGCGGTAACTGTGCGTGTGCGCACGTGGGGTGCGGCAACGTCGGGCGGTTCTGACGGTACGGGTGCGTCTGCATATTCGACGTCGAACACGGTGACGTTCAAAACGTTGCCGACGGTGACCATTGTTGCGCCCGCTGCCGCCGTCAATTATGTGGTGTCAACGTTGGACGTGCAGTTGAACTTTGCGCAGGCGGAGGGGGCCACGTTCGTTTCGGCTCAAATTGACCTGTTGCAGGGTGCAACCGTTTTAGAATCGGCTGTTTCGACAACGCTTGCCTCAACGGTGTTGGACACGTCTGTTGACAACGGTGAGTCGTATTCTGTGCGCGTTACTGTCACCGATTCGAACGGGCTCACTTCGACACTGGTGACACGCTCGTTTGAAGTCGTGTACACGCTCCCGGTGGCCGCTGGTGTCACGGTGGAGTATCTTCCCGACTCTGGCATCGTGCAGGTGGGTTTGACGTTCCCTGCCGCTGGTGGCGGACTGGTGGCCGCTACCACGGTGACTGTGTTTCGTACCATTGCCGGTGTCCGTGAAACGGTGGCAAGTCGCTTCCCCATCACGGGTGGCACGCTCACCATTTTGGACACGACGCCGACCATCAACGGGGTCAACGCGTACACGGTGCGCACATTCTCCAACGACGGGGCAACGGCTGACGCAACAGCAACGGCCACCACCAACGAACTCGTGTCGGCTTTCTTCTCGACCGGGGCAGGGTTTGCACAAATCGTGTCCTTCTTTGGCGATCTCACGTTTGCGGCAACACCAACACGGGACACTGCTTTGGTGCAAGCTGCGGGGCGCGTGTCACCGATTGCATTGTTTGGTGTGGCGCGTGGATTGCAAGTGTCGGGGTCGGCAACGTTGCTGCCTGATCGTGCATCGTCAGGTGCTGACCTGGAGGAGTTTTTTTCGCTGGCCGGAATGGTTTGCTATCGGGATCCGTCTGGCCGGCGCATGTTCGGCACGCTCGCTCTCATGCTCGATTCGCCTAACAGTACCCGGACGAACATGCAGTACACGGTGACGGAGGCCACGTGATCCCCGTACCGTCTGGCGCCATCCCGGTGAGGGATGCGACCACGCGTGAAGTGTTGTACGGGGCACGGTCAACGTCGTTCCGTTTTGAACTGCTCTCGCATAATCCGGCGACGGGTGTTGAGGCTTTTGCGGGGTTGCTTGATGGTGTGCAGTTGGATGGGTCTTTGTCGTGGGTGTCGGGTGCTGGGGTGAAGAAGTCGGGCGCGCTGTCGGTGGTTGATTTGTTGGAGGCTGGGCCGGGGTTGACTCGGATTGCTGACGTTGATTTGTTGCGCACGCGTATTCGTCCAGTAATGGTTGTTGAGGGGTTGCCGGAGTTTCCGTTGGGCGTGTATTTGGTCACTGCTTCCCCTGAGTCGTGGTCGGGTACAGGGCGCACGTTCGCGCTAGAGCTGCATGACAAGTGCACTGTGTTGGATCAGGATGCGGTGGAGGTGTCGTTTACGGCGTCCGCTACCGTCCCCGTGCTGACGGTGATTGCTGGGTTGGTTCAGTCGGCGGGGGAGCGCATCACCGTTGACGGTCAGGATGTGCGCACGTTGACGGCACCGCTTGTGTGGGAGGCGGGCACATCCAAATTGCGGATCGTCAATGACTTGTTGGCGGCACTCAATTTCAACAGTCTCACCATTGATGGACTGGGCAATTTTCAGGCCACCCCGTATGTGCGACCCGCTGACCGTTCCATTCGGTACACGATGCTCAACGATGTTGAGGGTGACGCGTTGGTGCGTGAATTGTCGGATGGTGCGGAGTCCATTTATTCGCCGGATTGGGCGCGTGACCGGGATGCTTATGGCGTACCGAACAAGGTTATTGCGGTTGCTGTTGGTTCGGGTGGTGAGGCTCCACTGTCGGGCACGGTGTCGAACACGGATGCCAGTTCACCGTTTTCTATTGTGGCGCGTGGGCGGACGATTGTTCGTGTTGTGTCTGGGGTGGACGTGCCGGACTTTACGGGGTCGCCTGATCCTGCTGCGGCGACGGTCGCGTTTTTGACGGCGCGGGCTAGTGAGGTGTTGATTTCGTCTTCGTCGGTGCAGGCGGGTGTGTCGGTGAAGTGTTTGCCGATCCCGGTAGACCTTTTGGAGGCGGTTGTGTTTGCTCATGCTCCGGCTGGTATTGATGCGCGGCATACGGTGCGGCGGGTGTCGTTGGCGCTCAGTTTTGCTGGGTTGATGCAGTTGGATTTGGTGGAGGTGCAATCGTTGTGACTGCTTTTGTGTGGGCGACGGTGACCGCGGTGAGTCCGTTGCGGGTGCGTTTGGATGGCGACACGGCGGCGTTGACGTTCACGCCCGACAGTTTGATTGACACGGCATCTGTGGTCGTGGGCGCGCGTGTGCGGGGTGAACTGTCGGAGCGGCGTTTAGTTATTCATGGCGTGGCGGGGGGGTCGGCGTCGGGCGGAGCACCGTCCGGCAATGTGGAAATGACGGCTCGCGCCACTGCCCCCTCGGGATGGTTGATGTGCGACGGTGCGGCAATAGCACGTTCCACTTTTGCGCAACTTTTCAGCGCGATTGGGACAACTTACGGTGCGGGCAACGGGTCAACTACTTTCAACATTCCTGATATGCGCGGACGCGCCCCGGTTGGACGGGATGCAGGCCAAACCGAGTTCGACACCCTCGGCGAAACCGGGGGCGCCAAAACTCACACGCTCACCGCTGCCGAGATGCCTACACACACCCACACCCAGAACAGTCACAATCACTCGCAGAACAGCCACAACCACACGCAGGACGTTCACACGCACGTCCTCGCTGGGTCGAATGGTGGCTCTGCAAACCTAGGGCCGTCCGTCACGTCAAACTCGAACGGAGACTTCGGCTACAACCTACCCGGCGGGCGCGCTCAGGCCACCAGGGCCACGAACCAAGCCGCTACCGCATCGAACAACGAGACGACGGCCACGAACCAAAACACGGGCGGCAACGCTGCCCACAACAATCTGCAGCCCTACCTGGTGCTGAACTACATCATAAAACTTTGACCCCATAAACGCTCCCACTCATGGGAGTAGCGCCGGGAGACAGTTGAGATGGTTTCTCTTACGGGTTCGCCCGAACAACTGTCGTCCTCACCAGCCCGGTAGCAGCAGCACCCCGCACTTGACCGTTCCAGGTTGAGTGCGGGGTGCCCACAATTCCTAAACCTCACCATGTGTGGGGTTTTTGTGTCGCACCATTTTGGAGGTTCGCATGGTCACCATCATCAGCCGCAACACGTGGAGAGCAAACCCCACCAACCGACCCATTCACGCGCTCGCACCGAACCGGCGCACCGGCTTCGTTGTACATCACAGTGTCTCCGGTAGCGGGTCAACACCTGACGGGGCGATGGCGTTGATTCGGAGCTTCCAACGGTTGCATCAGGGCAACGGGTGGGGCGATATTGGATACAACTTTTTGATTGACGCGTGGGGCAACATTTACGAAGGCCGCGGCCTCAACATGGTCGGCGCTCACGCGGGCGGACACAACACGGCAAACGTTGGCGTCTGCTTCATCGGAGATGGGCGCACCGGCGAAATGCCCGACCCGGCAAAGCAAGCCTTCCAAGATTTGTACGCATGGGTGAACGAGCAAACGGGCAAAACCCTGACTTACCTTTGTCACAGTGATTTGAACGCGACCGCCTGCCCCGGCCCGTTCATTCGGGATTGGGTGAAAGCGGGCGGACTCAGCGGCGGCACTGCGGGCACACCTGCGCAAGCCTCCGCACCGGATCCCGCACCGGCTCCCGCACGCACCAGTTACCCCGTGGCAGACATTCAACGCCTACTCGGACAGTGGGGCCATTCGACCGCCGTAGACGGCATCTTTGGGCCGCACACACGCTCGCAAGTGCAAGCGTTCCAAACCTCCCAACGCATCGCCGTTGACGGGATCGTTGGGCCGATCACGTGGGGACGGCTAAGCCGCGCCCGCCCCGTCGTGGCAATGCCCACCGTTCAACGTGGAGCAACCGGCGACACCGTGAAACATTTACAACGTCAGCTGGGCGGGCTGACCGTGGACGGCATTTTTGGGCCGAACACTGAACGGGCCGTGCGCGCCCTCCAGTCGTCCCGCCGTATTGCGGTTGATGGCATTGTTGGCCCCGTCACCTGGTCGCATTTACGATGACCGCCGACATCGTGGCAACGATGAAGCCGCAAGACCAAATCATTTACCTACTCGGTCAAATCCAGGGTGAAGTGAAATCACTCCATGCAAGTGTGGAGGCGGGCAATTCGCGTCAAGCATCCATCAACGCGTCAACGTCGGCTGACATTGCCGCACTACGCACACGCATTGAGGAACACGGGGAACTACTTGCCGTGTTGAAAGCTCACGCCGTACCGCGCATGACATGGCCGCAACTCGTCACCGGGTTCGCCGCGGTCGGTGCGCTCATTTTGTCTATCCGCACACTGTTTCCTGCTGCTTAGAAAGGCATCCGATGATTCAAGCATATGCAAAGTTTGTAGCTGCCCTACTTGGTGCGGTTGCTGTTTCGTTTGCCGGTTTGATCCCGGAAGCGTATGCGCCGTGGATTCAAGCGGTCATCGCGTTGGCTGCTGCCGTGTCCGTGTTGGTCATCCCTAACCGTCCGCAGGTGTCGGAGTGAGCGGCGACAAGGTGGGCGAATACACGTGCCCCATTGATCCGGCTGACCTGACGCAGTGCGACAGCTGCCAATAGGTAACTGAAAGCAAAGTGGCCCCGGCCTCACTTCCCTTGACAGGGTTGTGGGGTCGGGGCCTTTTTTTGTGTGGCTGCAAGGTTACGCGGCAACACTCACCCGGGCTGGCGCAACCCGTGAGGCAAACGCCGTGCCTGCCGCGACCGCCCGCAACTCGTTCACCCCTGGATGCAAATAGCGTTGCGTGGTTGCCATACTCGAATGACCAAGCATCAGTTGGACGCTGCGCAGATCACCGGTGGCTTTGTATGCCGCGGTTGCGCCGGCGTGCCTGAGTGAGTGCGGGTTGCATCCGGTCAGGCGGGTCATAATTTTGTTGACACTTGCGGAGTGCATGTGCCCGCTGATGCGTCCGGGGAAGTAGTAGCCGCGACCCTGAATGCGTTCCAGTGTGAGCAGTGAATGCATGAGGTCTTCGTTGCAGTACACGACGCGTTCCTTGTCGCCTTTGCCGATGATGCGCAACTCGTCATTGGTGCGCTGGCTTGTGTGCAAGGTGGTCAGTTCGGTCAGGCGCAGGCAGGCAAATCGGGCTAGGTAAATCATGGCCGTCTGCCATTCGTCGGCAACGATGAGCGCGTTTTGTAGTACGTCGTCGGCGGCAACGCGCGCAACCTTCACCGGTACTGTGATTGGTGTGAGGTCTGCGGCGGGGTTGAATGTCACGTTGCCGGTACGGTCAGCCCAACGGTAAAAAGATCGGTAGCTTGAGCGCAACGATTTTCTGGACTCTGCCGAGTGCGTGTCACGTCGGG